TATGCAGTCAGAAAATCGAAATGCCGGTAAGGGTGACAAGCCTAGACACAACATATCTGTTTATTCGCAAAATTATGACGATATCAACTGGGAATAATTTATGAACAAAAAAGAAAGAAAAGTAGTATTCGGAAAATTGGTAAATCGAAAAGGTCAACACTCAAAAAAAATGAGCAAAAATAAAAATAGCAAAAATTATCACAAACCGTATCGAAAACAAGGGAGGTAATGACAGATTTCTGTATAGAAACCACTGCTATTCATGATATTTACGTAGATGAATTTAACGTAAATATCATTCCTTTAGTAAAAAAACTACCTAATACTCAGTTTATTGTAGTAACTGACTTACCGGAAAAAATAACTAAATCAGATAATTTAAAAATTGTAGATATAAAAAAATATACCCCTACAATTTTTAAAAAAAGATATGATCACGAAGGTGGGTTTTTTGAAATACTTCAAGCTACTAGATTCGGTATTTACGAAGCAAATAATTTAGGTTATTTAAAAGTATTGCATATTAATACTGATGCAATTTGGTGTGATCATGTAAATGAAAGTAATATATCTAATCATTTTAAAGGTATGCTTTTTGATATGGGAGCCCACCCAATATCAAAATGGTTTGGTGTAGATCAAAAAATAGATTTTTTAAGAAAATATATAAAATCAGAAGATGAATTAAAAATTTATAAAGGGGATGAGCCTGTTGTTTTTATTCAATTTGATTCTAAAGATCAATTTTTGAAATTTATTTATTTTATGGATAAAATATGTAAAGAAACTTTTGAAAATAATAATTGTTTTGAGACTGGTATGGGTACGGAATTGGTTATATCATACTATTTAGCAGACGGAAAGTTTTTTACCGATTATGAATCTGATTATAACAAATTATTTGATGTAGATAATTCACATTTACATATAAAATTTTATGAAGATAGGGACCCCGATACAATAAGATAATGCAAACTTTTTTACCATATTCAAATTTTTACGAAAGTGCAAAAGTACTTGATCAAAAACGTCTTGGTAAACAACGAGTAGAAGTATTACAACTTCTTAACTCTATCAAGGCATCTAAAGAAGATAGACCATACAAAGGCTGGAAAAACCATCCATGCCGTAAAATGTGGTATATGGGACCTGAGTATGATTACTCAAATGCATTAGTTGAGTATGGTTTGGATGTATGTATAGCTTGGAAAGAACGAGGCTATAAAGATACGTGTTTTGAAAAGATTGCTGCTCATTATGATAGTAACAAAGCTATAGAGTACCCTGAATGGTTAGGTAGAGAAGACATTCATCAATCTCACCGTTCAATGCTTATACAAAAAGAAGAAAGCTGGTATAAAAATATATGGCCAAATGAACAAGATAATCTTGAATATATTTGGCCTAACCTTTAATATTATATTATGACAACAGCAGGAAAATACATTAAAGGTATTCATGCAGAACACACTGGTAAAAGACTTAAAGCTCTAGGAGATTTAGAAGTTTATCTTAATAGTGCGGTAGGGGTTGGCGAGCATAGTAAAATATCAGATGAAATTGAAAATATTCTCAAAAGAATAAAAGAACACGACGATATTATTGCAGTAATAGAAGAACATTTTAACTTAAAAGAAGAAAAAGAACAAATTATAAATGAATAGTAAAGTATTAATTGCATCAGCAACATCTAAAAAAGATGAAACAGAAACTCATCTTTTCAAAAGTCTTGAAGTTCATGTAGAAGATATAGATCTTATTATTAAAACTGATAATAAAAAGGGTTTGTGTCAAGTTTATAATGAGATTTTAGATGCTGAGGGTGACAAGTATGATACTATTATTTTCTGTCACGATGACGTAACAATAGATTCGAATAATTTCGTTGATAGAACCCTTACAGGTTTGCAAACATATGATGTGGTGGGTGTAGCAGGGGGTAGTAGAATAAAATCTGGTACCCCTATACTTTGGCATTTAATGACTGATAGAAAAACCCATAGTGGTATAGTTTTTCACCCGCATCATGAAATAAAAGATTTTGCATATCCTACTGTCTTTGGAGTCAGACCTAAAGAAGTAGCTATTCTCGATGGTGTTTATTTTGCAGTAAAACCTAAAACATTATTTGAGAAAGAGATTAAATTTGATGAAAACATAAAAGGCTTTCATCATTATGATATTAAGTTTTGTATTGATTGTAAGCTTGCAGGATTAACACTCGGTACACTTGATATTAATATTATTCACCAGTCACCTGGTTTGGATGTTTATGATGATACGTTTAAAGATTCAGAAAAATATATGAAAGAGTTTTTAAACGAACTTAAGACCTAGGATCATTTTCGTTAAAAGTTTTCTTTCTATTATTAACTTCAGTAGCAGCGTTTATTTCTGTTTCATTATTTGCCTTAGCAATTTCCCTCACTTGACTATTTGTATCAGTTAATGTGAGGGGAATATTTCTAAAGTGATGTGAGTGTGGGTAATTATTCACAGTATTAGGAGTTGCAACTGCATACACTACAGCACCATTACCGTTATCGTCACCACCCCCACCTACCCTACCAATTACTAATCCTTGAACTAACTGTCCATATAAATGAGTTTGTTCTGTTTCTTGAAACTCTGTTGGAGCAGTTATGTGATTAACGCTTAACTCACCATCAACATGTAACCCACCTCTAACCACCATGTTACCATTTACACCAAAATTACTATCAATTAATACTTGACCACTTTGTTTATTTTTAATTGAAACAATATTAGCTTCTAGTGTTAATCTTTCACCTCCGTTAATGTTTACCTCATTTTCTGATGAAATATTTACTTGTTGACCACCAATGTTTGTAATTGAACCGGATACGTCTACCCTACCGTATGATTTAAGAGATAAACCACCGGCCCCAACCTGAACATTATAACGATTAGCAACATTTAATGTATAAGTACCACCCGGTAAATCATCTACATGAACATATTCAAGTAAAGGGCTTTCTTTTTTATGTTCATAAACGCCTAAATTATCTACAAATACACCATCATTATAAATTTTACCAACAGTATCAATTCTAATATTGCCAAAATCGTTCATCACTAAACCAATAGTCTCTATTTTATTTTTAGTAATATCAATTATATGGCTTCCACCTAACCCCATTTGTTCTTCTAATTTTGCTAATTCTAAAATTTGACTTTTGTACAATTCAGAATAATTTGAATAAGATTTTTTAATCTCTTCTTCCCACACACCGTCCATAGTACTAGGACTTATACCGGTATTATTGCAAACAGGGCACCTACTAGTTGGGGGTAAGCTTGTAATAGTAGCTAAACTTCCAATTTTATAACTTACGGGAGCATAAGTTGAAATTTGGTTTAGATTTTTTTTAATTATAATATTTTTATTATAATTTGCACTATTATTATTTAAAACAGTATAATCATTTCCCGTACTATTAAGACACACGGGACATACTGCAAATTTACCTTTTTGTTCTTGTAAACTTGAAGTAAGTTTTAAGTAAGGTGATATAGAATAAGCTTCCGCTCTTTTTATTTCAAAAAGTTGTTTAATATCAGATATACTTGAAGCTATATTATGCCAAGCTTCATAAGATGATAAATTAAAATTGCCTATTTTAGTGTAATAATCCCCTACTACAATTTTATCATAATCGCGTTCTGTATAATTATTTCTAAACCCTCTTACAGTATCGTATTGATCTTCTAATACTAATTTTTGATCATTATGAGTTGCTAATTCAACGTTAGTTTTTAATGCAAATTGTTTAAATGAACCATTATATCCTGAAATTTTAAAGCTTTCTCTGTAGTCGGAATTGACTATTTCAATAGTACCGCCTTTTTGATTTATTACATATTTGTTTTTATAATAATCTATATCTTGTTTATCAACATTACTACCAGACAATGTAGCGTTTTCAAATGAACCAGGGTAGTCATAACCTTTTGTACCACCGTAAATTCCTACCCAATCATGATTACCGTAACTAGCAGCGAAATAAACAGGAAACAAAGGGTCCCCATTATGGAAAAAGACCCAAACATGCGAACCAACGGACGGAATTGCGAATGCACCTTTAGCTTTATTAGAATAAACACTAGGAGCGTATTCATAACTAAATAAATTAACGTTATTGTTGTTATTTGTAATAGATTCATTAAACGCATCATTAACTCTAAATCTATATTTTTCATAAATGTTTCCTTCTTTTTCACCTATACCCTCAATATTTTGTTGTCCTGTTTGAATAGTTTGATCTATATCAAATGAAGTTGATTTTATTCCGCTTAAACCGAAATAACTACTGTCTGAAACAGAAGCATAATCCCCAGTTGAATTAAATCTACCGCTAGTCATCTCACCCGTAACAGGTGACGCTCCGATGCTCCAAGGTAAAATTAATTTTAAATCTTCGTAAATATCATTTAAATGACTGTGTACATTACCCCCTAAAAATTTAAATTTTTTATCGTCAGGTACTTCATTCCAATTTTTATATACAGTGGGGGAAATATGCGGTACAAAAATTTTTACTCGACCTCTTCCCTCAGGGTCGTTATTTTGTATAACCATTCCTAAATAATTTCCGTAATATTTTTTCATTAAACGTTTTTAAATTGTAAAGTAGTCTTTATAAACTTATATAAAGGGCTATTTTTATTAGTAAGATAATCATAAAATGTTAAATCAGCTCCTTTATACCCTTTTCCAAACCAAATTTTATTAATATCACTTGTTATATACACAATAACAGGAAATTTTAATCCAGGACGTTTATATTTTGCGGTTATAATAAGAGATATAGTTGATTCACCTAAATCATTTGCAGGATTTAAAGAATATGATTTTTGATTTATATCAAGTAATAAAGAAAGGTAACCATCAGGTATTAGTTTTCTAAAATCTTTTTCCTGTTGTTCTAATAATTTAATATCATAGAATTGATTAGCTAATATTGGATTTTTTTCTTTATTATCAATTATATCTTTAATATCCCTTTTAGATTCCTCTACTATTCTTCTTAATGCATCAGCAATAAATTTTTCACCATCAGTAGCAGAAATTGTAGCATCTATATCTTCAATAGTACCTGCTGTATCTGGTAAAGGTAAAGAATCTGGAGTTGAAAATACCATATATTTGGAAAAATTCCAATTTAAAGGTGGTATTTTTTCAGGTTCTGTAATAGTAGCAACATCTTCTTGTTTAGATATATTCTCATTAGGTTTAGGTTTTTCAGCAGGGGTTATAACAGGTTGATTTTCAACCCTTTGTTCGGTAAGAGTTTTTGATTCATCAGCTAACGCTTTTTTACTTTTTTCTACTTCAGTATTGGTTACTTGAGTTACCGCAGCAGGGTTAGTTAAAATATCTCTTTTATCTTTTTTAGTAAATGTAACGTCTGTTTCTTCACAACCGAGAAATTTTTTCAATGATAACTGCCCTGTTTCAATTTGATTTAATGAATTTTCTTTTTTTAGACTAAATGAATTTTTTATATTTTTAAATGTATCTTTAAATGTATTTTTTACATTATTAAAAGATTCTTTAAACGTATTTTTTATATCTAATTCAGGAGGGTCAGCCAAAGTAGGTACTTTAAATTGATCTAAGGAAGGTATACCATATGGTACAGTAAACACACCCAGCATATCTTTTATTTTAGATTTGATACAAGCGGACATTCCAGGCGTATTTTTATCAACATTTTCTTGAATTTGTTGATCAAGTTGCACTTTAGGTAAAGATTTTTCTATTATACTACCACCTTCTTCAACTTTTAAAATATTATTTTTTGAATTTAATGTTTCAATATTTTTAAGTTCAGGTACTGGTTCCGGTACCTTTAAAGTAGTAGACAAGTTTTTTGGTAATTTTTGCTTTATTAAATCTTTAGTATTTACTTTAGGTAAAGCCACATTATTATTTAATAAACGGTTTCTGATATAAAACTTGAATTTTCTAGAAATTTCATAAAATAAAAATATGATAATATGTGTTATACCAGATTTACACACCCGTATTGATGTAGCTAAAGAAATCATTAAGAATGAAGAGAGTAATGTAGATAAATTTGTTTTTTTAGGAGACTATTTTGATACATATTATGATGATGAAAAACCTAATGCAGCTACAGCTAAATTTATTAAAAAATATTTAAATAATGAAAAATTTAAATTTTGTATCGGAAATCATGATTTACAATATATTTTTAATGAACCATCTTTAATAACTTGTTCATATACAGATGAAAAGTATAAAGCTATTAATAAAATTTTAACTGAAAAAGATTGGGAAAATTTTGAATGGGTAGTAGAAGAAGAAAATTGGCTGTTTTCTCACGCCGGTGTAAGATCATCAGAAGATGAATTTTCTAAACAAGATTACGAAGATACGATTAACATTCAATTAGAAAAGGTAGTAACTAAAGAAATACCTAATTCAGAATATTTTTATAAACAAGATGAAAGTCTTTTATGGAAAAGACATTGGAGTGAAGACATACCTTTTGCAAAAGGCAAAGATTTTACCTATAATCAAATGTATGGTCATACATTTTTAGCAAGGTGGGACGCAATACAATATTTGGGGTACAGAGTATATAATATTGATACTAATATGCAGAATTATGCTATTATTGATACAAAAAAAGAAACAGTTGATGTTAAACGTACATCTTATATACATAGATATTTACCGCAGGAAATTAGATGTTTAGAAAAAACAAATCAAATAAAAAATTTATAAGTTTATCAGGACCGAGTTGTTCTGGTAAAACTACTTTAGTTGATGCTGTAAACTGGTCTGATTACTTTAAAAATTATCATTTAGTAGAATCTCATACTAGGGCTTTGAAGTCTAAAGGTATGCAGATTAATGAAAAGGGTAGTGATGAAACTCAGGTTGCTGTGATGGATATTCATCATAGTAATTATGTTAAGTTTGATACTAAAAGTAATATTAAAACTTTTATAACTGATAGGTGTGTTTTAGATGGTATTGTATATACAGAATGGTTAGCTAATACAGAAAGAATTCATAGTAATATTCTTAGTTATGCAAGTAAGATATTCATGGATGTAAAGGATAATATAGATATCTTATTCTATTGTGAGCCTGTTGAATATAAAGATGATGCTGATAGAAAATTATCTAAGAGGGATCATGAGATAATCTGTAATTTATTTGAATCATATATTGGTATGTTTGATTTAAGTCAAATAGTAAGGTTAAAAGGCGATATTAATGAACGATTGAAAATTATAGACAATAAGTTAAAATTTAATAAAGTTAAATTAACTGATAAAGATATTTTATTATGGAACAACTAGATAACTCAAATATTAGCGTACATTTAGGTAAAACAAGTCAATATAAATCACAATATGATGCAAAATTATTAGTAAAAGAGCCAAGACAAAACAATAGAACGTATTTAGGTATTCAAAATGATAACTTACCGTTCATAGGTTATGATGTATGGAACGGTTATGAAGTGTCTGCATTAACAGATTCTGGTAAACCTATTGCCGGTATAGTTAAAGTTATATACCCTTGTGATAGTGAATTTATTGTCGAATCTAAGTCAATGAAACTATATTGGAATAGTTTTAATATGACCAAATTAGGTAAAACTAAAAAAGATGTTATTAAAAATCTTGAATCGACAGCTAGTGCAGATTTATCTGAGTTATTGAATACAGACGTACAAGTTACGTTCTTTTCTGCAACAGACGAAATTACCGATACATTAAACTTTAAAAATGTTATTCATTTAGATAATGAGACGAGTGACACGTTACAATTTGAAAAATATGTAGAATCACCCGATTTATTAGAAACAAATGAATTCGATTCATCTATTGAGCAAACATATTACTCAAATTTGTTGAAATCTAACTGTAGGGTAACGTCGCAGCCTGATTGGGGTGATATTATCATACATATAAAAAGCAAAAAACAACCTTCAGTTAATAGTTTAATGAAGTATATTGTTTCATTTAGAGATGAATGTCATTTTCATGAAGAGATTTGTGAATGTATTTATAAAAGACTTTGGGATACTTTCTCTCCCGATGAGTTATCAGTGACATGTTTATATGTTAGAAGAGGCGGTTGGGACATTAATCCACAAAGATGCTCCCATGAGCATCTTTATAATAAAACATTGTTTAACTCATTTATTATATTTCCTAAGCAACCTAGACAATAGTTCGTTCCATAGTAAGACCCGGCCTAGGCCGGGTCTTTTTTTTGCACGCGATGGGTTCGAATATATATATAATTGCGAGTTATATATACCCTAAAAGTCTTTTTCTTCTATGATTTGGACCTACAGCAAGGTTAGCACCGGATAATGTTGGAGCTGAAGTTGTTTCTGCAAGTGTATATTTGACAGTAAAACCATTGTTATCTATTGTATATATAGTAGCTCCAATAGGTAAAGCTGATCTAATTTCAGTGTCATCTCCATCTGGAGATGTAAGGGTTACTGCACTTAAAGTATAATAAGTCGATGCATTATCAAATAAAACTCCAACAACATTATTCCCGTTAGCTGTGCCTGCAGTATCTAAAGATACAATAGGATCAGCACCATTATATGCTGATAAACTATAGTTAGGTCCTGGGGGAGGGGTAATATTACTGGATTTGTAAACTCCGTTGTTTAATCCTGTTGCCATGTATATATTTATTGTTCCCCATAAAAAAAGCTCGGCCTTTCGACCGAGCTATGATTAATAAACTGAAATATTTATTAGAAATATACAGCTTGAGAACCTGGAGTAAATGCATCTCCAAGATTCTTAACAATGATAACGTGGTAGTACAAGTTAGCACCGAAGATGTTGTCAACAACACCGTAACGGGTTAACAAGCCAACACGTGGCGAGAAGTCGTTAGGACCAATCGTTCTCTGTACCATAACAGGAATGTACGGACAGTAGATAATACCAGTGTCATAGAATTCAGGGCCTTTGTAACCAAGCAATGCATACTCAACGCGAGTGGTACGAGCACCGGCCGGTGTGTAAGTGCCTTGATCAGGCTGAGAAATATAACCTGCATTGTTTTCGTACTGAGCTTCTGTACGGGTATCACGATAGACGTTAAAACGACCACCAACATTACCAACTTTAGCAACGCCAACGGGTTGTGTATTTACATTACCTTGAACGGGTACCCATTGGAATTCAGGAAGCATTTCGATAATTGCAGCAACACGAGGTGTGGCAACAATGAAGTTAGCAGCACCACGTCTGTTACGAATAGCAATTCTATTTGCTTCAATGATACAACGCTGATAGAAGTCTCTGTTACGTTCAACTAACCAGCGACCGTCAGCAGACTGAGGAGCCCAGATGGAGTAACCATTTCCGGATCCATTATCAAGAGCAACCTGAACCATACGCATCAACATTTCACGATCGATCTCAGCCTGCAACTCGTAAGACATTGCATTGGTGAGTTCGGTATCGATGTCAATACCGTTCATGTTCTTAAGGTCCTGCTCGAGCTCAACTGACCAACGAGCGGCCAAACGGCGTGTACCGGCTTCAACAGCTGTCTTCTCAAAGCTAACAACGACCTGAGGAATACGTCCGGTCAACTCGAAGTTTTTAAGAAGTTTTGCAACACCTTCGTCCTGCTCAACGAATGGGAAGTCTGAACCAGCACCTAAACCAGACAATTTGTCGGAAGATGTACCGGTGAAACGTGTATCTAAGAACTGATAACCTAATTCCTTACTATCGGCATTGGATCCAGAACCGGAACCTCTACCAGAAGCAGGGTTGTCAGCAGTGTTTTCAGCAGTACCGTAAGTACCCTGACCGATACCGTCAATACCATTACCAAGAGCGTCTGTCTCGTATTTGTAACGCAAAGCAAATGCTAAGCCAACGGGACCACTCATAGGCTGAACACCAACGATTTCGTTAGTAATCAACTCAGGGAACGTACGACGAATCATAGGGATAAGAATCTTAGGCAAACGGAAGTCACCGGTTGCGTAAGTATCACCTTGACTGTAAGAGTTAGGGATCTGATTACCGGCAAAGCCAATACCTCCTTGAGAGGCATAAGCATTACCAAAAGCAGAACTAGTTCCACCTGCAACGTTAGCTTCGTTTAAACACCATTGCTCTTGGTTTTCCAAAAGCATGGCCGTATTAAGACGACAATGATCGTCTTCGATTGATTTTACATTGTCAGAAGAATAATCCAATACAGGACCCCATTTTTCTAACAACGCTTTAGCTCTATTGGCATCAATATAAGCTTGAGACGGTTTGATTTTATTCATAATATTATATGTGGGTTTGTTAGCACTCTTATGAGCGCTGTAAATTATTTAAAAAGGGAAAGTTACAAATTAGTATTTGTTAAGTTCACCTAAGTAAGCATTAAAGAAAGGATCTGAATCAACTTTTGATTCCTTAGATTCGGTAATCATTTCTACCGGTCTATCAACTTCCTTAGAAACAGAATTTCGTCTCTTAGCTTGCTCATGTAAAACTTCTAGATGCTCTTCGTGATTTTTATCGAACATCTTTAACGTATACTCAAAATTCTCGTTGATAAATTTAGCCGATTTATCGCCAAGAACTTTCTTAACAAATGCTGCCTGATCTTCTGAAAGATTAACACATTTTTCTTCTAATGTTAATCTTGTCTTAAGAGCTTGATTATCCTTATAAAGTTTGTTGACAATATCATTTAACTCATCAACTTTTGAAGACGATTCTTCAATTCTGTTTTTACCATCAACAATAGCTTCTTTAATAGAATTTCTCTGTAATGCAGCGTCAACAGCTAATACTTTTCTTAATTCAGATAATAAATTAGCTGATCTTTTTTGTTTAACTGCTTCATTAATACTCTTTTGTGGTACTAATTTCTCAAGATAAATATCTAAATACTTACTTACCTTATTAACAATATCAGTTTTAAACTCATTAGCTTCAGTTGTTAAAGCTTTACTGTATTTCTCAACCACCTTTATCATTTTGTCAGAGTGGTTCTTATCAATAGCCTCGACAACTTTGTCGAGTTTTTTACTATGGTCAATATCGATAGCCTCAAGTAAATGCTCGAGTTTAGCAGCATATTCATCGTCTTGCTTAACTAAAGCAGACTCGACATGCAATTTAACTTTGCTGTTAAAAGCTTCTTCAATTCTGTTTAAGGTTTCTTCTGTTAGAATTCCTTCAGCTTTTTCTTGAAGTATATCTTTGATATTTTCCATATTAATAAATTCTTTTCTTAGAAGCAATTTTTATTTTTTGCTTCATTTTATTTTCAACAACACTTTTTAAATCTACATGAGCATCTTTATAGTTACCATTAACTATATTTTTTATAAAAGATCGTATAGATTTGGTATTGCTTGTCATATAATATATATTTATGCTTTTTAACCTAATTTATCTAAAAACTTAATAACTTGTTCTTGTAAATATTCATTAATTTCTTTTTTAGGTAAGTCGCTAATGCTTTTTTCAAAATTTTCATACATTTCTTCCCACCTACCGTCAGTAGATAATATAAATTGCTTACTTTCTAAAATTCCATTGACGAATGCTTTTGGGCAAGAAGGATCAGAAACACAATCAACTGCAACTAATCTCATATCTGAAACTCTGTTAATACCAGGCCTTCCTTTTTCTTCTGTCAATTGCCCTAACGCTCTTGAACTCATACCAACTTTAACACCATCATTAATTAAACTTTTTACAATTTGACCACATGGCGTAGATAATACTTTTGATTTACCGTAAAACATATTACCTTCGCTCCATAAATCAGTAACCATATGACATGCGCGTTCAAGATCAACTTCAGCTGATGTGGGGTGGTTAAGTTCACCCATGCTTCTATTTTCTTTGACCATTTCTCTCATGTAACGGTCAACTTCTCTTTGAAGTTCATCTTTTGGGTAAAATCTTTTATTTCTGTTAACATCATCAGACATCATATACGGCCCTTTGATGTATAGTGTTTGTCCGGTACCAGAACTTTTTTCTTCTATAATATATTCGAACTCTTCTTTAGGAGCAGGATTTTCTACTAGTAATTTAAAAGACATGTCATTATTATTTATTGTTTTTAACAGTTTAATTCTTTTTCAGTTAAAATTTTAAATTCAATTCCTTTATTTTTAGCCCATTTTTCTGCAGCTTCCCATTTTGCTCGATTTACTATGTATGTTTTTTGTTCATATAACATAGTGGTCTTTCTTTTATACTTTTTAGGGGTAGGCGCTTTAACTTGAGATGAGGGTTTTATTTCAATAAGATATGTTTTATTACATGTTCGCTCTTTTATAGTAATTAAACCGTCGACAAAATATCTATGAATTTTCCCATCTAAAGGGCTCTTGTACGGTATTATTACCCCTTCACTAATCCAAGAAATTATGTTAGGGTTACAATCACACCATCTAAAAAATTTTAACTCCCACCCTGATCTATATACCGGTAAAGAGCTACCTTTATATTTTTCTCTTCGTTTGGGTTTAAAAATTCCTTGTTTAAAAGGCATATAAATATTTAAAATTATCCAATTAAGAACAAGGTCGGTTCTGCATCACCCATACCAGGAGACGCTCCAGTATATAACATTTCTTCTAATTTTTCTTTTTCATTTCTACCTTCTTCAAGTAAATCATAATTCAAAACGCCTCCTCCAAAAAGTTGAACATTTCCGTATTTACCTCTTACTCTACCTACAACAATTTTGGATAACGCAAGAGCGTATTGATAAACCCATTCTTCTTTTACAACCCAAGAAATTGGTTTTTCTACATAACATTCAAGTGTACCCCAAAATGTTTCATTTCCTGGTTCTGGGTACATTTGCATGTATTGGGTTCTATCATTAAAGTTTATAGCTTTTTTAAGCGCTAACATTTTCTCTCTCGTATCTAACCAATTCTTTAAAACATACCAACTAATTAAATCAAAACCATAATTACCCATTGAATAAGAAAAGTATGTTTGTTGGGCTAAAGTTTGTTCAATTGTAAACAATGTATTTACTCCATCTGAAGATCCTATTTCAAATCCTCTAACTGAAACAACTTTTCTATATTCATCTAGTAAATAATCAAATGATTGATTTAAAGCTAACTGGTCGGGTTTTAAATCACTACCTGCTTGAAATATGTATGGATTTTGAGCTTCTCCAATAACCATTTTACTTAATCCATATAAAGGTGCAAACTTCTTACCTTGGACATCTTCATATCTAAAATTAAAATTAGGATTTAATTTTTCACTCTCTTTTGTTATCTTTTTTGAATCAACTGTAATATTTGCAGTAAAAAGCACATCAAGTCTTATACCTTTTCCTGGGGTGTAAAGATTTGAATTAAAAATTAAATACTCTCTTGTATAACCTGCATATTTTGTGAACATTTCTATAGCAATAGAAATGTTTTCATAAAGTTGATCTTGATGTATTTCTACATTTACTAGAGGAGCTCCTAAAGATCTAGAAATTCTATCCGATAGTCTATTGTAACCGTCAATCCTGCTATTTAAATTAGTCGAATATAAAGA